GCAAAAAAAGTTGCATTGATCGCTTGAAAAACTAAAATTCAAACCTATATAATATTGTGAGTTGCCATTCGGGGCTCATTAATATAAACTCTCGCTTAACAGGAGAATTAAAATGACACCATATAAATTTGATCACACATTTTCTGACCTTGCCAAATTTGATAAGTTTTTTGTTGGATCTGATAAGTTCCTAGCAAGGATTCAAGAAACAGCTGATCTAGTTGCTAACAGTGCAGCAACAGCAGGATACCCTCCCTTCAATCTCAAGAAAACAGATGACAATGTTTATGTAATCGAAATGGCAGTTGCTGGTTTTGGTAAACAAGACATTGAACTTACTCTTGAAGACAATAAGTTGAAGATTGCTGGTCATACTACTGTTGAATCATTAACAGAAGATGGTATTGGGCAACAATTCCTTCACAAGGGTATTTCCGATCGTCCATTCCAACGCACATTCTCACTAGCAGATAATGTTGTTGTGAACAATGCACAAATGGTCAATGGACTATTGAAGATCTGGCTGGAACATATTATTCCAGAAGATAAGAAGCCAAAGAAAATTGATATTGAAGATGTTACTGAAACAGCTCCTTCTGATAAGAAGAAGATAAAGTGATGGTGAAGTATATCAAAGATTGGTTTAGATATTATGAAACTATTAGAGAATTGAGTCAGCTTTCTGATAGAGAATTGAAAGACCTTGGTTTGACACGTGGGGAGATTGTTCCCGAAGCGTACAATCAATGGGTACGTTCAAATTTTAACTGATAAATAACGGGGAAGCAATTTCCCCGTTTTCTTTTTATGGAGATTATAAGTGGATAATGTATTTTTTAAATTATTGAAACATCTTGAAAATTCAGAAAAGATTGCATTTTACAATGGTGATAAAGAAATTACTGGCAATCAATATAGAAATTTAATCATTAGTTTTGCTTTACGATTGAAAAGACATGGAGTTACTCGTGACTCTATTGTTGCTCTAGATGTTTATGGTGTTATGGTTGGGACAGCTCTTTCTGTAGCATGTGGTATGATTGGATGCACTTGGGTAAAGTATTCTATAGATTCTATTGAAATGGCTGAACAGCTAAAAATTACTCATATATTTCATGAATCTCCATTAGAAGAATACAAAGGCACTATAAAAAAAGTTCCTTTGACACAGTACTGGTCTAGAATACCAGATGATATTGAACCTACATTTTTAAGCTATGATGATGAGAATAAACCATTTTTGATTGCATTTTCATCTGGTACAACTGGCAATGCGAAACCAATCTTTATATCTTACAAAGAATATTTTGAAAGAGTCGATAACCATTTTGATATTCAATTTGAACATATAACTTATGGTAGCTTTTTATTTCAGCCAATGAAATCTACGACACAATATAAAATTGTTTCATTTATGTTGAATGATATTCCTGTCGTGTTTAATATTAGATATGAAGATTTAGCGAAATATCCTAGAGTTCATATTATTGGTTCACATGGTCAAATTGATTATTTTATTCGCGATAAGGAGCCTCCAGAAACACCATTTCAAGCAACTGTTGATTTATCTGGTGGGGCTACAACTATCAAATATCTGGAAAATATATTCCAGTATTTCGATCAAATTAATATTGGTTATGGTGCAACAGAAACATCAAGAACTACAAATAAAAGATTATATTCAATTTCTGACTTTAATGGTTCTTCTGGGTATCCTTTTCCAGATGTCGAATTTAAATTTGGCGAGGACGGAACTGTAATGTTAAAAACACCAAGAGCTCATAAAAAGGATGTTGAATGGTTCGAACCAGGAGATCTTGGTTACATTGAAAACGGCGAGCTGTTTATTACAGGTCGTAAGAACGAACAGTTAAATATTGGTGGTGTTAAAATTGATCCTAATTCTATTGAAAACGAAATAAGATCTGTTGAAGGTGTTATGGATTGTATGGTTTTTATAGACGATAGACAAAATATTGAATATCAACTTAGTACATTAGTTATTTCTAATAAAGAATTATCGAGAGAAATACATGAAAAATGTCATGATAAATTTGGTATATCTAAAGTGCCACAAAATATCTATTATGTTGACGAATTGCCTAAAACTGAAGGTGGTAAAAAGTCAAGAAAACTCGCTATGGATGCTGTGAAAAATTTTAATAATACAAAATACGTATACATATACGGTTAAATAAATGGCGGGGAAAATCTCCCGTTCAATTTTATTAGGAGCTCCTAATGCTAGTAACATTCGATCAATTAAACGATTTTTTTGAGGACACTGGTGAAGATATAATTCAAAGATTTGTCGAGCCACTAAATGAAATGCTCGAGTTCTATGAGATCAATACACCACAGCGTATTGCTATGTTCCTTGCTCAGGTTGGACATGAGTCTGGTGGTCTAAGAACAATCAAAGAGAATCTAAATTATTCAGCACAGGGTTTGCGTAAAACATTCGCGAAATATTTTACAAACGATGCTCTTGCTAATGAATACGCCAAGAAGCCAGAGAAGATTGCCAATCGTGTGTATGCCAATCGCATGGGCAATGGAGATGAAGCATCTGGTGATGGGTATCGTTACTGTGGTCGTGGACTAATTCAGTTAACTGGAAAACAAAACTATGAAGCATTTGCAAAAGATATGGAAATGGACTTTGCCGAGGCAACTGAATGGTTGAGTACAGATGAAGGTGCTTGCTGGTCAGCTGGTTGGTTCTGGGATTCAAGAGAGTTAAATCAGTGGGCAGACAAGGGCGACATTGTTACAGTAACAAAGAAGATCAACGGTGGAACAATTGGATTAGAAGATCGTAAAGCTCATTACCAAGCAGCGCTCGAATTATTCGGCGCTTGACATATACTCTAAAGTAGGGTATAATTGATTATGTTTAGTTGGAGGTATAATGAAGTTTTACACAAATGTTCATCAACGTGGCGATAGAATTTATGTTCGTGGATATGAGAATGGTCAGCCTGTAGAATTTATTGAGAAGTACAAGCCATATGTTTTTGTTCCAAAGAAGGATGGTTTCTATCGCACACTTGATGGCAAACCTGTTGATAAACTTCAATTTGAAAGTATTTCAGATGCAAAGGATTTTGTTGAGAAGTATAAAGACGTAAGTAATTTCGATTACTATGGGTTGACCAATTATCAATATGTTTTCATGTATGATTATTACCATGGTGAAATTCAATATGATCCTTCGCTAGTATCAGTAGTCACAATGGATATTGAGTGCGCAGCAGACGAAGGTTTCCCCGATATCCAAAAAGCAGATAAAGAAATAACAGCCATAACTCTTCGTAAGAATGGTAAGAGTGTTGTATTTGGCTGTGGTGATTTCACAACTGAAGATGAAAATATTATCTATGTGAAATGTAAAGATGAATACAATCTTCTTGATAAGTTTCTTCAGGTTTGGAATCACAAATCATGGAAGCCAGATATTGTTACTGGTTGGAATATTGAGTTCTTTGACATCCCTTATATTGTAAACAGAATCAAGAATGTCCTCGGTGATGCCGAAGCAAAAAAGCTTTCGCCATGGAAAATTCTTGATGAAAAGATGGTTGAGTTTAGAGGTAAGGAAAACCAAAGTTATACTCCAGTAGGTATTGCTGTTCTCGATTACTATCAATTATATCGCAAGTTCTCTTTCGGCAATCAGGAAAGCTATAAACTAGATTACATTTCTCAAATTGAACTCGGCGAAAAGAAAATTGATTATTCTGAGTATGGTTCATTGCTTGAATTATATAAGAACAACTTTCAGAAATTTATTGAGTATAACATTTATGACTGCGTTCTTGTTGAACGTCTTGATGAGAAACTGAAGTTTCTTGAACAGGTAATGGCTTTGGCTTATGATGCCAAAGTGAATTATGGCGATACAATGACAACTGTTCGTCCATGGGATGTTATCATTCATAACTATCTTCTTGATCGTCGTATCGTTATACCTCAGTTTGAAGTTGATAGAAGTCCATTTGATCTTGTTGGTGGTTATGTCAAAGAACCACGTATCGGTCTAAACAAGTGGGTTGTCTCTTTTGACTTGAACTCGCTCTATCCGCATCTTATCATGCAATACAATATCAGCCCAGAGACATTCAAGGGCAAAGCTTCTGGTATGCCAAGTATTGATAAGATGTTAGAAGGCAACTTCAAAACGATGTATGATCTGAGTTATTCTGCTAATGGTTGT